TCACCGTCACGCCGTACATTTACGACATTATTTGCATCGCCATTCAAGGCACGAAGCGAATACGCGGCAGCCGCTCCTGGGAATGATGGAAGGAGCTTGTCGCCAACCGTGCTAAGTAACGGTTGTCGTTGCAAAGCAGCGTCAAGGCTAATGTGCATCTTAGACCTTGTGGAGTGCTACTAGACCAGAGGAGATTGTTACGCTCGAAAACTGACCGTAAACAATTGTACCAGCGGCAAGAGTCGTTAGTAATTTAGCTGAGTTATCTACTGTTGAAGATGTAACGGCAGAGATAGTGGAATCCTTGAGGAACTGAATAGCACCAAAGGAACCAGCCGTTGCACCAGCAGCAGAATCAATAATTATAGAACCAGCGGAGGAAAACTCCAGAGCGTTATTTCGTGAACGTGCCATAGTTTGTTGATTATATCACAGGGGGGTTTTGTCTACCGGGACTGCCGATTGACGTAAGTTGAGAATTTTTTGAGTGAGTTGTTGTTGTTATTACGGATATCAATTTTCTCTAACTCGGTAGCCAGATACTTTTCCGCAATCTGCTCCTCGACTAAACCCTTGTCAGTCTGTCCGTCCATGCGGAGAAAATCCGCATAAGCACCATGAGCAATAAAGTAAAAGAACTCAGAGGGTATCTCGACCGTACTTGTTTCTGGGTCAGCAGGAAGAGCAATGGGCAATCCCGGACGAGCTTTAAATAAAGCAAAGACGGTAGTTGGGACGGGCGATGCGTTTAAAAGATTAGCACCATTGCTATCAACCGTGAAGTCATACTCAAGTGCGGAGTTCTTCAGAAACGGCTGAGTCTTATAAATTCGGATGAACTCATCCACCGGGGTTTTGCTGGATGCACTAAACGGAACGTGAGCTGCATCCAAAAGGCTAACTGGATTAGTACCCAGTACCGTGCGCTCCTCTAGTCTTTGATAGCGAGGCCACGATGGGCTTCTGTTGTAGGCTTCCTCGAAACGGCGATTAATAAAGTTGTTAATGTCGTCCTTTTCGGAAGTTGCAAATGTGCCGACCCCCGCAAGGGATTGAATTAATTTGAAAAGGTCGCCGTATTGCTTGGTGTACATTATGCTTTGTTCGGGCTAAGTTCAGGGAACTTCTTGTTGTAATATTGTAAAAATTTTTTGGAATGAACTTCGTCATGTCCGTACTTAGATGTCAGCCGGAAGAACTCACGTGCTGGCATTGATGCTACTGGTTTGCCCAGGACTGGGTGAGTTTTACCTCGTAGCTGTTGGGATTCCTTAGCAACTTGCTGCACTCGACTCTTTTCAGTCTCACGCTCAAGTTTGAACCCGGTTTGTATTTCACGCATGAAAGCGCGGTCAATCTCGCCATCGGAGTACCGTGGCAAATTCGTAATGATATCCATATCGAAAAAGGCGGGGGGCAAGCGCCCCCCAACCTAGATTCAATGCTTACACAAACTTGCTTGGGTCAAGAATCTTCAATCCAATGAAGAGCTTGCCAGCAGTCAAGTCAGCGTGAGTGCCGTTGATTTCAGCGATAACGTCCGTAGCAGTTTGGGTCAATCCAACCGGAAGTGCGCCACCAGCGATGGTGGTAGTTCCAGCAGCTTGAACGAAACTGTCACCTGTGTTAGCAACAGGGGCAGACATTCCGTCAACGTCAAGGTTGTCGATGAACTCATCGGGGTCACTTGAAGTAGTACCAACATCAAGAGTGATGTCAGTTGCTCCAGCGAACGCTTCAACCTCATAAGCTACAGCGTAAACAACTGCACCACCAGCAGGGATGGTAGCAAGTTTAAGCTGGTTAGCTGCACCAATAGTTGACAAAAAGCCAGACTTTTGGAGTTCGGTGTAATCAATAACGACATAATGAGTGAAGTCGCCGTTAGCTTCGTTTACAGTAGGGATAGCCATAATATTTTATCTCCTTGGGTTAGCTGAGAGCAGTAATCTTACCGTGAGCGCCGGGGTGCATCACAAGTGAGGTGAGAGCGCAATCAACAAATCCACGCTCACCACCGCCCATGTTCGGAAGGCGAGTGCTTCCCATTGGGATAAGCTCGGCGATACCGAAGTATTCGGGGTTGATGAGGTAACCTGTGTCCTTGTTGGTTGTGTCAGGAGCGCAGTCAGGGTTCATGTTCACGATGGAAACGATACCGTGGTCGGACTGGTAGAGGTCAACGCTAAGGCTGATTGTACCGGACTCACCCTGGTAGTTTACGTCACGAACAGATACTTGACCGGACTCAGCAAGACGAGCGAAGTCAGTAACTTCACGGCGAAGTGCGGTGTCAGCAACAAGAGTAAGGCTGTTTGTTGCACCAGTAACACGGAAGATGCTGGTGATAAGATTGTTGAATACAGTTTCGGTGAAGTCACCAGCAGCGTGGATGCTGTCAGCAGGTGTACGGAAGTCAGCAGGGACATCCGAAGGACCAGCAGAGTCAATCCAGTCACCAAGGCCACGAAGTCCGTAGGCAGTACCAGCACCGTTTTCAACGGCGCGGTCTTGAGTACCACAGAGAGTAGCTTCGATGTCACGCTTGAGTTCACGGATAGCTTTAGCTTCAGCTTGAGCAATCTTAGCGGGACCAACGGAATCGACTGCTTCTTGCAGGTCAGAAACCATGTAGTCACGGCGGAACTTCTGGATGTAGTTACCGAGACGAGCGCGACCAGAGAACTTGTCCGTGAACGAAGTTACGTCAGCACCTTCGCTTACTCCGGTAGTGTTAGGAGCAGAAAGGCTGTCAACAGTCCACTCAACAAAAGTAGCAGATGCTGCGGTCTTGTTAGCGGAAGAAAGAATCGGGGTTTCTTCAGGAGCGAGGATAGTCAGAACGTCCAACAAGTCCTCACGGTTAGAAACACCAGACCCAGGATTAGTTGTGTCAAATGTGTTTGAAAACGACATGATAAATAAGAATTATAAGTGAATGTTAGTTTTAACGGCTTAATGCCATTTTAAGTTTTCTCAGTTCGGCGAAATCACGGGCGTTACCCGACTTTTTAAACCTGGCTTCCAATTCCTTGATAGCCTTGGCGGTTCTGCCAGCAGTCTTCTCTGGTTGTGCCGAAGATGGGATACTTGTCTTGGGAGGATTCAGCTTTCGGCTTGATGCCTTTTCGACAACAGGTTTGCGTCCGTAAATACTGTTTACGCCATGAGCGAACCAGTAATCCAACTGGGATGCGATGTCCGGAGCTTCCTTCATCAGAACCTTTTTCAAGTCCTTGAATCTTTCGTCTCCGACTACAGCCTCGTATTGTTTACGGATGTCGTTGTCTTCTCCTTGTAGCCATTCTAGTTCCTGTTTTGCTTGTGCCTCGAATCCTTGAGCGAGTTGCTCTGATTGGGCTTTTGATTGGAGAACTCTCAATTGGTCAGGTAAGAATGTCTTCTGGGCTTTTCGTGCTTTGAGCAATGCTTGTCGCACTTCAGCCTTAGTTAATTCTTGACCCTCTACTTCGGTTACTACATCGTCCGCAGCGTAGGCATCACTTTCAAAAAGAATATCCTCTGCCCACTCCACCACATTGTTGACTTCATCAGCCTTCTCTTGCAAACCTTCGACCGTGTCGATGTTGCTAAAGGGATTATTGTCAACCTTTTTGGGTGCATCCAATGGGTTCGGCTTCTCTCTGAGTTGAGCCTCTAACTGAGCTAATTTTTCCTCAGCAGCCTTACGCTTTGCTGTTAGCTCACCATAGCGAGCAACGGCGCGACTGCCTAGCTTATCAGCCAAGTCTCGTAATTCATCTTCGGATATATTATCCAAATCTAACTGTGAAAGAACATCTTCGGACGAAGTTTCTTCGGTGGCTTCCTCTGATACTTCTTCGGATACCTCTTGGGTTTCCTCAGCCGTTTCTTCAGCTACCTCCTCAGTTACCTGCTCTTCGGCTACTTCTTCAGTTGCTTCCGGGGCTTTCTCCTCTTGAGGTTTAGCCTGGGCTTGCATCTGTCCAAGTCTCCGATGTGCGAAGTCCGTGACGGATATATTAGTTTTTTCCGCTGAATTTGTATCTGCTCCAGCGTTAGCAGTTGCGATTTCGTCTGTCATAATTTATCCACTCATTAACGCCGAGCGATGGCGATGGGCGCATTATAACACAAGGGGTTACAAAGCATCCCGAAAGCGACTACGGAGTTTTTCCCAACCAGCGAACTGGAGTATCTGGTCGTATGTAATAATCCTGCCAGATACCTGTTGGATGTTCTCCGTGCTTGATTCGTGAAGTTCAGCAATGGCTTCTTCACGCAAGTTATGTATTACTTGAACAAACCGAGCGAAATGCTCATGGTTGTGCAACGACTCCAGGTCTTTTTCTATACTCATAAATTATTGCTGAGGTGTAAGCTCAAAGAGAAAATCTGTGGTTGATGCCCTGCGTCTATCCGAGTGAGCTTTCTCCTTCTTGGGTTTTAGGAATCTCTCCTCGAACATATTCGATATAGCAATGGGGTCATCCGAAGTAAATATACCTCTGAGCTTTTTAGCGTTACCCTCCCCTAGAACCTTTTGTTTTTTGCCGAATATATTATCGTAAACATATCGTAATTGGGTATCGATACTGTCCTTGAGACCCTCCTCGTCTAGGTATTCAGCGTAATGCTTCTTGTGCCAATCGAACTGAAACAGTCCTCTACCCGGACCTCCTCCGTATTGCTTCTGCTTGAAGTCAAAGCTACCACCAGTCTCTACATCTATGTTGCCCATTATAGCAGCCGCAAGAGCGGTGCTAGGACCGAAGTATTTCTTGATTGTTCTTAGGACTTCACCTTTACGCATTTGCTTTAGGCGAGCCTTAGAAAACTCGATGGCGGTTTTATTATCGGACATTACTGCATCCCTTGGGTCTGAATGCCACCCATCTGTGCGGGGGCTGTACCTACACGACCAATCTGAGCGTTCTGAGCCTGTTGCATCTGGAAGGTGTACTGACCAGCGTACTTCTGTAGTCTCGCAGCGAATGCCTCATCTGACTGTAGACGTTGGGCAACATCGGGCTGTTGAGAGTATTGCTGGATAACCTGCAATGCAATCTGCGCTCCAGCCGGGCGGGCTGGCATCTCGATTCCAGAGAATATCTTTGTAAGGTCATCGGTCACATCCTTGACCACTTGCTGTTGTGCTGTCTCTACTGGTTGTAGGACTGCATCAGCCATGACTGGGTCAATGGCAGAAGCAGCAACATCAAGTAAGCTGTCGACATTCATGCGACCGTTCGCATTGAGTTGATTCAAGGAAGCGAACTGCTGTAGCTTTGCTTGTACCGTTTCTGGGTCCGTATTCAATACATCGAAGTTAATCAAGATGTCGAAGTTCTCGTCCGGGTTGCCCTTGTTGAAAACCTGCGGGTCAGGGATACCGGTAACTCGGAAGAAGACTTCATCCGGTCCAAAGCGTTGGAAGCACCTAAATGCCATACGTAGAACCTCAGCGGTATGGCTAAGGAACTTATCCACAAGGAACTGCTTACGAACCTGGCTCATTGCAGTACCCTCGTCCAAGCCAACAATCTTATCGGCAAGGTTAGTCAAGGTGCTTTCTATTTCAATAGAACCTTGGTTAAACGCTGGTGTCGGAGCAAAGTCCAAGTCACCCTTGCGGCGGTACGGTATCATTCGTCCCGGACCCCAGTCAGTCGGAGCTTGTCCAACTGGATGTAAGATTGGGGGAAGGGTGGCTAGGCTGTTGCGGTCAATCCGAGAGTCACGCTCAACCTTTACTTGATTTTGAAGGCCACGAAGAAGACTCGGCATTGTCGGTGTGTCATACAAGCGTTTGCTGTCTTCTGATAATCGTGTAACCACAATGGGGTAATCTTCGTAGCCATTTAATAATTCAAACTTGGCATAGCCTGGAGCAAGCTCATTGCCATCAAAGTTCTTATGGAATACTGTGCAGTAAATACCTTCTGAGCCATCAACCTTGTCAATTAGGCGTTGGTAACCGTACACAATCTCGATGAGTTCTTCTGCCTCATAAGCATTATCAGTAAGGCTGATAGAACGGCGACCTTCTTGCTCTCGCTCAACGCTGTCAATATTTACGCCTCTGTACTTGTCGATAACGTGTTCAACGAAGTCAGCGTCCCAACCATCGGTGGTTACTTTGTTTTCCAGTTCCTGTGGGGTATAGTAAGTACGCCAGAAACAATACGGCGCACGTTGCGGGTCAGTTACATAAGGTGGGAAGAAGAAGTCACCATCCGGTGCTAGAGTCTTGACCTCCGGTGCATTGACCTGGCGGCGTACAACTGGAAGTTCAGTTGTGCCATTCTTACGTAATTCCTTGAGGGCTTTCTTGCAGCGTTGCTCGGTGACACCATCGAAGATGTTCTGCATCATGGCAACCAGCATCTCGTCTTCCTCACCGGACTCAATCGCACGGTACAAGTCCGGAGACATTTGACCAATCTGGGCTAGGTCAATCTCCTGCTTGAAACTTCTGTCTTCACGATGCCAGCCAACAAAGCTGATAAGAATGCCTCGCTCAAGCAGGTAGTTAGCACCGAGTTCCATCTCACGATAGAAGCGAGGAATGTACCCAGAGGATACCATCCACTTCAAGAATCCTGATACAAGTTTGCTGCGGGCGATGTCTCCGCTCTCTACTGGGAATGCACGAACATTCGCACGGCGAAGGGAGGACATGAACAAAGAAACAAGTCTAGTGATACGCTCATCAATGAGGTGGCACTCCGTATCGGATGCACCCTCCCAGGGAAATGCGTCAGCACCATGCTTGCGGTGGTCGCGGCTTTTGCCCGGCCACCAATTACGGCGGTCATCGTAAGATGAACGGCAAAGGTCAAAGTACGCCTCCAGTTCTGTAACAGTCTGGTCGTATGCGTAATTTAGAGTTTTGATATCTGGCTCGTCAGAAAGATACGTAAGAGCCTCGGAAACAGAGTCACTTCTCATTTATTTTTTCGGGTATTGATTTTATTACTCTTCGGATGTAAGTCTTCGAGACTCCGATTTTATCATATAGGTCTTCAGTTGACATCGGTATCCTAGTCTCGTGCTTTACGTACCGCTTCAATATTTCAAAAGCTGCGAATCTATCAGAGTTTTCCCTGCACCATTTCTGGCTTAGGGTCTTATCCGAATCCCCAATATTATACCCGTACATACCGATAACTTACACCATTGTTGTCCTCTATGCCCTCGAAGTGAATACTCTTTCCAATCATCTTACCCTGGTGTCTTCTTGGAATCATTACCGGTACTCGCTTACCAATATCTTTATTGTATACGTAATTATACCTTGGGTTAGGGCATTCCTTCAGAACCTTACCCTTGTATGTCTTCGGCATTATCTCTGTAATAAATAATCCCTCCTTGATAATACTCTGTCCCTCTTCGGAGACCCAAGTGTTCTTACCTTTACCTGTCAGAGATTCTGGGGGTAGTTTCTCGTGGGCAACTTCAAGGGCTTCCTCAAACGGAAGCTCGTACTCTTCTGCTAGTTTTGTTAGTTTTACTTTAGGCATATTCAATATCCTCCTTTTTTCGTCATGGTTGTTTCCAAATGATAATCTGCGAAGTAGTCCGGTCCGAGACCAGCGTTCGACATTCTTAGATACCTGAGTGCATCAAAGAAGTCCTTTAGGGCTTCGTCTTTTTTTCCAGCGGCATTGTAAGAGATGATACTCTCGATTAGGTTTCCGCAGTCCTTGTGTATATAGCATCTGGGTCTGTTCGCCTCATCAATCTCGTAGTTTGGGTTATACGTGAACCACTCGTCCAAGGCGGTACAACCTATGGCTTCGGTCTGTCCATCAGACGGAACGAAGGATAAGCCGTAATCATAAAAAGAAGTAAACAAGTCCACGTTGCTTTCATTCTCCTTTGCAAAGAAGCGAGAGTCACCGATACGCTCGATAACCTCGATGCCTAGCTCTTCCTCAATCTCATTGAAGAGTTCAACATAAGCAGCGATATCAAATCCCAGTTTCTTTGAAGCTGGACCGTATCTCCACTTCGGGTCCCCGAACAATGCCCACTCACCGTACGTGTCCCTGTCCGGCCACTCCCTGCGAATGAATACCTCTTCGTTCTCTGATACACCAGCCCAGATGGATACGTAGTTTCTGGCAAAGGCGGGGTCAACAACCTGATACCAGGCTAGCTCCTTCTTGTCCGGGAATGTCATACCGTACTTGTTTGGCGTTTCTGACAGTACGTTTATCTCTGGGCTGAAGTTCGGCAGCAGAGAAGTCATTGACTTAGTCGGCAGTCCATAAGCCCGGACCATTACCGTATCCTCATTCGCACCACGTAAGTCCTTAGCGATACGGTCATAACCACCGAACGGATTCTCGTCTGAGTGCAGGTACACTATTCCGGCATCCCTCTCTGGAGAATATTGACGTACTGGTACGGTACGGTTCAATAGCTCGGCGCGCTTAGTTTCAAGTGTCTCCGCGCCTCGCAAGTAGTCATTTACAAAAGGGGTGTACCCATCTATAGGTGTAAAGCCAAGAAGCATCTTGCTGTTTCGGGTGGCAAGTCGGAAGCGGAGAGTATTAACTAGGGCAGCATCACCCAAATATTCATCCAGCCATGCACCGATGTTCAGTCCTTGCGGATTCCGAAATCCGAATTCAAAGCCTTCCAGGATAGTCTGATTATTACTGAACTGGGTATACGTCTTAAAATCAACGCGCGTTCTCGTATCAGGAAATATAAACGAAGAGCCGGTAAAACCATTTTGCATAGAAAAGTTAATGTACCCATCAATGCTTTTGGTTTTTCGTCTGAACTCCTTGGGCATCATCTCCCAAACCGCAGCTTGCTGTACCTTTACTGATGTATCAGCATTCTGGGAAAAGCAAACGACATGACCATCTTCACTCTCGGTCACAGCCTGCATTACCATCTTGGCACACCCGGTAGTCTTACCGGACCGGTTACCGCCGAATGTAATGACCTCATCGTACTCACCCAAAGCTGTACGCATCCTATCCCACCCGGGCAGGTCAAAGCCATGACGGAGCGGGTCCTCCAAAGCTGCCTCGATACGACCCTCGTGAGCCTGATGAATCTCGGCTAACATTTTGGGGTCTATATCCCCAAGGGCTACTATCTCCTCATCCGTGGGTGGCTTGAGGATTGGGTGCTGGGTGAACTCAAGCATTTAGTCCTCGTACTCGTCTGATTCCTCTACCTCTTCGTAGTCCCAATCCACATCAATCTCCTCGGTGCTAGCATCCTCCATCATCTCCCTAGCCAGCATCTTGCCGACCGGAAGATTCGTGTAGTCGTAGAATATATCCCCATCGTCATCCATTACAACGAACATAAAATTTGGGAAATGTTCAGCGAGCTTTGCTCGGACATCTGCGTAAACATCATCGTATTGTTCGTCAGTCATTGACATCTTTCACCTCCGTTGTTTCGGCATCGATAACCTTAGCCTCTTTTATTCTAGCACGAGCGGCATCCAACATGGATTCATAATCCTCCTGGGTGTATACCTTCCGCTCTTCGTTTATACTTGTTACTTCGCCACGAGCCGTAAGTGCCTCACGAGCAGCATTGGCCTTAGCGATTGAAAGCTCCTTGAGGTCTTTGAAGGATACCTCCATTTCGGGGTCTTCTTCCATGCGTTCACGCACTTTCTCAATTAAGTCCTCCTCTAGGCTGGAGAGGTTCAAATAGTTTTTGGCTGCAAGCCTACCCGATAACTCCCGGAACTTGCCGAGGTGGTCAGCGTAGTCAGTCAATACAGAGATAACAGTCTCCCTCTCGTATCCGTACTTCTTGACTAACCTGGTCTGGCTGTTGCCAATTGAGTAAAGGTACAGCATCTCTGCTACCTTTTCGGGGGCGTACCGGCTGAGGCTCTTGACCTGCATGGCCTCCTTAGTCTCAGCAACCGTGCGGATTGAATCCGCTATCTCCGTTATTAGTTTCTCTTTCTCCATTGGGGTATAAGATAACAATAACTTATAAGGGTTCATTATGTCAATACCCGGCAACCACGCTTGGCTGATGGCTTGACAATGTTACCTAGTATGGTACAATCAAAAAGTATTACTTAAGGAACACGGGTTCTTAATCTAATCTTTCTCGCCCTGCCCCAAGCAGGGGCGAGAGAAAGAAACTAAAGGGTAACACGAAACTAAAGTAAATCGGTTACTTAAGTAACGCCTTACCTGTCGTAGCCCCTTGAGGTTGCCATTTTTTTGAGGGGCGTTTTATGATATATACTGTTAGTCACGCTTCGCCAGCAAAGTCCCCCCCCCCCCCCCCCCCCCCTCCCCCGGCCGCCCCGCCCCCGGTTACCCC